GTAAAGGCTGCCCATGCACTACCAGTGTACACCTTCATCTCATTAGAGACAGTGTTGAAGTACAGTGCACCCTCTCCTAGACCATCACCATCATTGTCTGTAGCAGGGTCTGAAGTTTTAGCACCGAGGTAACGATCATCGAAATCATCGTATGAGTTAGCTGCAGAGGCTGCAGAGGCTGCTGCATTAGTTTCTGATACGGCTGCTGCCGCTGCTGCAGCTACTGCGTCTGTAGAGGCTTGAATTACTTGTTCTGTGTTAGCTGCGCTAGTGGTAGAAGAAGCACCACCTACACCACGATAGATTGCCATTTAGCATTCTCCTATTAATCTTTGCGATAGGCTCTAGGCTTTAAAGCCCATTGGAAAGAGAAAAAGGGACCCCGAAGAGTCCCCTATGTATTGTCAGCTTACGCTGGGAGAGCGATGATGATACCTGATTCTGAACGCAGAGTCTCAACACCATAGAGGGTGTCAGAAGTGAACAGAGTAGACAGGTATTCCTGCTTGTACTGAGTCTGTGAACGAACACCAGCCTGTTCAGCGAACACGATAGCATCTTTGTGCATCAGTACTGCACCTTTAACGTCAACACTACCACCAGCGTTCTCAGCTGCAGTTTCGATGACTGGGCAGTTAGTAGATACAACTACAGGGATACCGTAGAGGCTGCCGATCTGACCACGTACAGTACCGCCCTGAGCAAAGTCAGAAGACATGTAGCGATCAATGCCACGGATAGTGTTTACTGCTGATGGAGGTACGACAAGAACACGGTTATCCATAGGTACGTCAGCGTCATCCAGAAGCTGGATAGCGTCACGAAGACCAAGGTCAGTGAACAGGTCGGTAGCAGCTACAGTGTCTGCAGCGTAAGCAGCAAGACCGTTAGCACCATCAATGTAGTACTTAGTGAATGAGCTTACTGCTTCAGCAAACAGATCAGTATCAACCTGTTTAGCTAGAGCGTAACCAGCGTCATCAGTGTAGAACTTACGAAGAGACGCAAGTGCCTGTACTTCGGTGATGTCTTCGATCAAGCGAGAGTACTCGTAGTGCTTGTCGATAGTTACAACAACTTCTGATTCAGTTGCAGCCTGCAGGGTAACCTGAGTAGATGCAGCTTTAGCAGAAGCAGAGCCACGGGTAGGTTTAGGGATATGGATAGTATCGCCTTTCTTACCACGCATAGGCATCTTGTTGACTACGTTAGCCATTACAAGAGAGTTTTTGTATGCAGCTACGATTTCGTCAGACCAGAGTTCCGGGATAAAAGTAGCAGCGGTGGTGTTAGTTACATGATTTGAGCCAAGAGCCATAATAAAGATCCTTTCAGAATGTGATTAGTTATTTGACCCGTTTCTCTGCATATGCCTGTGCTATATCGTCAGCTAACTGCATATACCGATCTGGGTCAGTTTGCATAAGTTTAATGATGTCAGCCCTTCGATAAATCTTTCGTGAAGGTGTTTCACCAGAACCGCTTGCGTTTCCTGTAGATGCTGCTCTAACCTGTTTCTTTCGCTCTGCTCGCTCTTGTGATGCCACGTTATTAACAGCACCGATTCGCTCCTTCCATGTACTCAACAGCTCATTGGCTGCCTCAACATCGTAGTATTGATCGGCTTGAGCTAGAAGCTGTTGACGAATCTTAGAACCCATTACCCACTTCTGGAATCCTTCATCTTGGATGATCTGACCAAAGTCTGGGTGTTGAGCCTTAAGCGTGTCTACCGCTTTAGCTTGCTGCATCTGCAGTGTCACCATCTCAGCTTGCTTGAGCTTAGGATGATTAGAGATAGCTTTCTCTACAGCTTTCTCTGGGTTCAAGTACCAATCATCTTCACTAATGATTTCTTCTTGGGCTTGAACTGGGGCAGTCTTAGTTGCGAGTTGTGCCTTTACAAAGTCATCGACAATTTTCCGTAGTTCTCCTACTTCACCACCTTGGCGACCTAGAGCCTTCTCAGCCTCCATGTGCATCCTAGCGATTTCCGCAGGGGACTTACCTCGATATTTTTCAGGAATATCATCGTCGGGGTCCTCCTGAGCAATTTCCTCTTCAGGTTCCTCAGGTTGTACCTCTTCTACGTCAAACGTAGCAAATTCTTCATTGTCGTTTAGATCTTCTTGACGCTCATCATCTAAAATAGTAGCCATATAAACTCCGTGCTTAATCGCATTGTGGAAGTAGCCTGTGATTTAATAAGGGGCAGGTTACTGTTTACCCTTAAAGTGCTCCGTCATAAGACTCCCCTAAGATTCAGGAGCACTTTTATTGTTGTACACCAGTTTAGCTGTCATCAGCCTCTGATGTGATCTCCTCGTACGCAGATTGAATTGCTTGTTCAAAGCCTCTAATGCGCTTGAGGATATTTAGTTGGCCTTTGTGATTATGTAGTTCCTCAAGAGAACTAACGTAATCGAGGGAATCCAAAGATTCAATCATTGAGTCTAAGTCTTCCATTAGTAGTTTCCAACCAGCTCTACTAAATAAATCGAAATAGTCTTCGTATTGCTTAATAAGTGAGTTATCCACAAGGGTCTCCTCTATGTACTTATTATATCATATATATTTCTTAAAGTCAAGACTTACGTGTACGAGAGGAGGGCTTAGGAGCCCCCTCAAGTTTCTTAAGGCGTTCCTCTAACTCACTGCATCGTGTCGTTAGTTGGTTCAATTGCTTGCTGAGGTTGTCCAAGATCTCTAAGTTCTGTTTGGGCGTTAGCATTAGCGTTTCCTTTGTTGTTAATTTCCTGTTCTTTGAGCATTAGCTCTGCAATACGAGCCCTACGTTCAAACTCTTTATCGTCAGCATCACCTTCCTGTAGGTTAGTACTGAGCGCCTTAATACGGTCTGTATGGGCTTCATAGTCAACCACTTTAGCTTCTGCAGCATTCTTCTGAGCACGAGCCATGAAGTCTGCGGCTTGTCCCTCAAATGCTTTGGTCTGTGCAGCCTGCATTGCCATCTCTGCCATTGCTTGCTGTTGAGCCAACTGCTGTTGCTGTGGGTCAGGTTGAGCAGCTTCTTTAAGTCGTGCAACAAGTTCCTCACGGTTAGAGAGGTTCATGTTGTCAATGATTGCTTCAATCAATGCAGGGTACAGAGGTGTCTCTGGCGACATTGTTTGGAGCAACTGGACTAGCTGAGTTACTTCGTACTCACGAGCAATGATGCCGAGAGAGCTAGAAGCAACGAACTGATAATCCTTGACTGGGTAACGCTCAGGATCGAACTGCATATACCTATAAGCTGCTTTTCGTACAAAAGGCAGCAAGAAAGACTCTTGGAAGTTGATCAATGTACGTTTATGACGTTTGATCAGAGCACCAAGGCTCATTGAGATCCCTGCAGCAGTTCCTTCGCCATTGATCGAACCAGCAATGCCTGCAGCATCTACAGCGCCTGTGGCCTGCTGTACCATCTGCTGAAGGGACGCTGCTTGGTTGAACGTGCTAGGATCAAGATTACCAAAACGGAATGGCTGAAGGATCTCAGCAGGGTTTCCGTTAGTCAGTACAGTCTTTCCTGGCCTTATCTCCATCTTGGTTCCACGAGGGAGCCTAGAGGCGTCTACAGCCATCATTGGATGTACTGTGAGTGCTAGAGCATCAATACGAGCACGTAGTTCGGTATCGAGTGCCTTCTGGCTGTTGTAGCCCTTCTCACACACTCCACGGCCCCAGAAGCGGCTTGGGACTGCATCCCATGCAAAAGCAACTACTGGTCGATCCTGCATCATGTACGGGTTTGCTTCTACTTTGAGAAGAGTGCCGCCATTGGCAATGACTACGATAGCCTCAACGTACTTAGACTTAGGACCTTCGTCGTCTACGATAGTGACAACTTCCTCACCATCTTCATTGGTCGCTTTCTCAAACAAATGCGTAGGAACAAGGCCATAGTACTTGGTCAGACGTACCTTATCTTCATCAAAAGCCACAAGGGTCTGATCAGGTTCAAGATCAATATCAGGAGCATCTACAGTGATATCAGCATCAAAATATACTCCAGTTTCCTGAAGCATCTCTACCTGATGAATGGGTACGAACTCATCAATGGCAACCCCTAGGGCATCTTCAATGCTCGTAGCGATGGGGTCGATCAGGAAGTTCTGAGGAAGTACTGGACGTAGTTTAACAACAGTACGATCAACCTCAGTGACACCTACGGCAGTCGCTTGACCGCCCATGATTGGCTGAGTAGCTGGTCGAATGTCTTTAACTTCGTCTAGTACGATCTCACCAATACCTGTACCGTAAATTGCAGAGTTAAGAATACACTCAGCAACTGCCTTACGGACCTTACAGTATTCAAAGTCTTCGTACATTAGGTTACGTAGGACCTGAACATCAATGGCATCAGGGTCGCCTAGGTTGTCCTTGAGGTCGAACCACTTGCCACGACCAAACGTGGCCTCTTCAACTTCTGCTACAGAGGACTCTACGGCCTGCTGTAGTGCTGGTGAGATGATCTTAGAGCGTTCAGACTGACGCATGGAGTCTGAGCCATCCCAAATGCCACGCCAGAGACGATAGTATTCTTCAAATTGCTCACGGTAATTGGTCTCGTAGTGATTCCTCCAATTCTCCGTCTTGTCCATAACCCAATCTTCTAGGGTCTGCTCTAGTATAAAGTCGTTTTCTTCAAAATCCATAGTTAGTAACCTGTGATTGGGTCTAAAATTTCAATATCTTCTTCTTCAAAGTCGACATAGTAACTAATCTTAGCTAGTTGGTCTATGTAGGCCAATGAGTCTATTAAGTCGTCGTGTACCAAGGGGTTTGGGAACTGAAATAACTGATCACAAAACTCAGTATTCCAAGCTCCCTCGGCTAAGGTGATCTGTCCGTTCTCAAAGCGTCCCTGAAGAGCCCAAACGACACGATCAATCTTCTTTTGGTTTCCGTGGGTAAGTTCTTCAATCCTAAAGTACCTCTGGTTTGCCTTCATTAAGTCAGTAATGTAAGGCAGTACAGCATTCTTTAGGGCTCCCTTCTCTATACCTATAGAGACTGGTCTATACTTAGCGACTGCCTCAAAGATCTTACGAGCAGTCTTCTTAATGTCCCAACGACCATAAATGATTTCTGCTACGTACCATCCGTTAGTGTTAGCTTTGACAACACTAATCGCAGTCTGGTCAAGTTTCTTGGCCTTGCTGGTGTGTG